CTGCAGGTCTGTATTCGGATGAGTTCCCATTACGCATGCAAGGATCATACGGCGTTTGGCAACAAACCCTGCAGTCTTTTTCCAGTCGTTGAAGAGAATAACCTCAGGAGGGAACGTGTTATGATCTAGAAGATCTTTGCACATACGTCTCAGCTGTGTTGCCATGAATTCTACTGGTCGTTTGTATCCTTGTGCTGTTGGTTGCATAGCGATCATGCGTCTGTGGTTATACCTTGTGTCTAGAAACATAGGATGAAGCCGAATTCTCACCCATTCGCCTGCATATATCATGCTTTTCCGTTTAAAAGTATTCTTAAGCGGTTCCCTCTTATTCAAAGGGACTTCAGAAGAAATTGATTCAAAATAGACGTCTGTTAAGACTACCCACGACAATGCTATTTCCACTAATTTTGGATCTACTCTAGATATCTCTTTAAAATCGAACATATCAGTTGTGTCGAGTATTCCGTCCCAAATCTTCTTTCCCTCAAGCTTCGGCGATACGACGGATTCAAGATAGGAATAAACTAGATCAAGTCGATTAGGCAGGGATGTAATGTGCGGTATTACGTCTGGAGAAGGAATGACAGGAACTTCAGTTGCATACATGTCTTCAACCCAAGCTAACTTATTACCTTCGAGACTAGGCCAATTCAATTGGAAAGGAACGTCTGCGTCAATTTTGCTCGGTTTAGTATTAATAGGAACAAGTGTCTCTGGTATATAATATGCTAATGAGGGTGGCAGCGGGATTCCTTTTGCGCACATATTTTGATACAGGTTCGTCAATGTCAAGAAATTCGTCTGAAATACTACTGGATAATCGAATTCGCCACCGGACAATATTCCTGCACGATCCGAGCTGAATGTAAGATGCGTCGGAACAGAACAGCTTCCTAACACTGAAAAACGATGGCTAGCACCTGCATGACGATGTACTCCTGTCCCCCCATATACTGTCGGAAAAATGGGTAATAATTGTTGTAGCGTCCACGGAGATCTTGATTTTATTATTGTTTCCACAGTGGGTGCAATTGACTCGTCGCCAAGCAACTCTGAATATATTATCACTGCTTGTTTCAAGTCACGCATGGTCGAGTTACAGCTAACGATTCGATATCCGTGATCAGATAGCTTCTTTGCTGTCGATACTCCAAAATTCGGCGGTGCAGATCCTTTGGTCTTCAGGATGTCTTGGTTCAAAGTAACAGTGGCTGAGATGCACGGTTTCTTCTCGGTAAACGGGCCGATCTGAAAGTCAAAAGGCGTGTAAACTCCTATGGAAGAGTTTTCGAAATTTAGACTCCATTGCGCACGAAGGCGTGACGCCGTTTCGAATGGAGTCGGATGTTGCTTACCTTCGATGCGAAGCGATAAGATAAACCGCTGGATAAGAGTGGACAATATTTTTGCGCCTGCCTGTGATATGGTACTCGTCAAATTTGTACCCGGTACAATTTTTTCGATTGTTTTCGTCATTGAAAAACGCTTCACTGTTTTGTTATACAAGCCAGCGGGTGTCAAATCGAAAAGATCAGATGCAATCTTCGGATGCAACGGATTCATCTTTGTTAAAAATTGCTTGTACTTTTCTCCCTGACTGCGTAACGTTGGTTTGACTATGGTGGCAAGATCACGGTTTACGACTATGCTTGGAAGTTGCTTTCCGACAGCATCGGCTACCAGATGCGACGCATCATCAGGTTTGTCGATTGGAATAGAGTAGGGATCGTTTATCAAATTCGTCGCATCAATCTTATTCGGCATGAATTCTCCTCCTAGTAAAAGACTCATATAATTCTTGATTGATCCCGTATTCTGTGACATATGATACGTTGCAGCGACGTCAAAGGAAAGATCGTCTGTTTCTCCTTTGCTGAAATATCTTGTCCAAGGCATCATTGGGAGACCTCCGACAGATCCTGGAATCAACAGGATTTTCCGCGATGTCTTATTTGCAAGTAGTCTGTCTATTTGCTTCCATTCAGGAGTGTTGATTGGTGACGTTCTTCTACGATACAACATTAGTAACACCTGTACGAATTTCCACCAGATTGCACGAAGGGAATTATTCAGCGTCCCTGCTACAGCAATGGAATTAGACACCACTCCGGCAATTTCCTTGGTTAAAGAAGGAATGGAGTTGTCTAACCGTGAGAATGCTCGAGAAGAAAATTTCAGCGAGTAAAGTATGTGGACTCCTTCAACATATAGCTCTTTTCCGTAAGTCAACACAGTTTTCGAGTCTATGCACTCTTCTGGTTTCA